CTGTTTTACGATGGGCTCCGACGACTCGCGATACTCTCCTTTTTTAGACAAAAGATAGTTGCGATACTTTCTTAACGCGCTTCGCCAATTATTATAAGACTTAGCTTGTTTCTCATCAGATGCGTTGATGATTTTGTTGGTTAAGTCATCAGCAAGGTTTGATAATTCATCCAAATAGTCTTCAAAGTCATCTACGCCCTGTGGCACCTGGAATATGTCAAAGCCATTGGATGATGCTTCCTCTGCGACATTGCGCAAATAGGAGCCATAGCTATTAACGCTATTATCGCTCAAGCCTTGAGCAGATAGCCATGTTTTAAATTGATCAATAGTTTCCATGTTTGGATTGCATGGTTTTAAGATGTTCGACTGGTACGCGGGTGACGAACGTGCAAAAGTAAAAACGTGGGTACCGAATCATTGCATCTGTCTTGACTGTGGTTTTTTGAAACTGCCGGATTTCAATGCGTCAAGAACGGAAGCGCTGATAAACGCTTTTTTTCAAAATGTCTCCGGCTTTATAAAAGAAAGCCACGCTGCCCTTACCGAAGCCCACGCTTGGGCTCCGCTACATTTAGGGCGTCAAAAGTAGCAAAATTTAGTTAACCGCGCAAGCTGTGTTCGGGTAAATTCTTGCAGTGTGCACAAATTAAGCACACATTACCTCACAATCCATCGGTTATATCCCCAATTCTCCAACAATCTAATCATATCTAACCAATAACTAACCTAATGTTAATGGAGAACTATAATGTAGAATGAGGATGAAAAAAGGAAATGATAAATAGATGTATGCCTAACAATCAATAAAACTAAATCTCAAGGTAAAGACACTGGGCGTATGAACGTATAAGTCCTTTTAACTTGGAAATACATTCTATAAAGTTGGCATTAGGTTTATAGTGGATTCTATTCGCTGTTTCAATCCGCTTCTTGCACATATTTAGAGATAATCGTGTATTATCGTAACACTCAGCTACAATTAGAAATTCGTCATATTCATAATCGTCTTGATACTTATCCTCATCTCTATTATAGCATTCACAAGATTCGAAAATATCTTGTATCATGTCCTCAGCGATTAAACATTCATGGAAAATTTTCTCCATAACACTTCGTGCCGTAAGCTTGTGGTATGCTAATTTTAAATGACGCAATAAGCTTCTGGGGGCATCGTCTAAACAATATGGGGCTGTGTCAAGGTGATAGATTAATTCTTGTCGCCAGGAAAATGTCGGCAAGGAAGCAGTGCTTAAATTAGATGCTACAACTAATTGAGTGCTAATATTTGGCTGAATACCCTCTTCCTGAAGGCGTTTGATAGCGACTTCAAGTACATCCAATATTTGTTCGGTTAGATCCGGGAACTTATATTTTTTGAAAAGTGCTTCGAGAAATCCATATTTGAAAAGAGTCAGCGTCTTTCTATGTGCTTCATCATTACTAATGTCTTCCAACTTAATGGAAGGGTTGATCTTTTTTGCTATTTCCGACGTAAAAGAGTCGGTAACCTCTATAAGATACTTGAGGTAGGCATTCAATGCCCTTTGATAGCCTTTCAAGGTTTCAGTGTTAATATCTTGAGTCTGCTCTTTGATGTCAGACTCTTTTGATATCACGTCATACATATCGCGAATACGTTTCACAACTTCACCCATTGCAAATTGTGGGAGTTTCCTGGTATCGATTTTCTTTAACATGTCATGTATCTCGTGTAGATAACCATTGTTGCCAAGTTTCTCCACCAATAAGTTCGACTCTAACTGTCTAAGATATGATGCTATAGACTTAGCTGTATTTTCAGAGAGGCCACAGCACCAGTTGAGCCACTTTTTGAAGTTGTTGTATTTCTTTGTTGTGTTTGCCATATACAAAGGTAAGAATAATGTGTAAGCTACACAATATTATACAAAGGTATTCCATAATCTATACGCATATTTTGTGCATAATTCCGTAAAAAATCGCATTCTCTCCACTCCGGCTCCCTTATTGTAAGGCTATGAATGTCACCTTACACTTTTCCGATCTATCGCAAAGTAACTTTTGGTTGATTAGAGTTACTTTCAACGGATTCTAAGGGTTCCGTCTCCTGCGCTAAGGTGTTAATATGCAGATAGTTAATGCTGCGTCAAAAAAGAGTGAGTTACTTTGTATATTTCACAATGTAACTCATTGTGTATCAATAAAATAACACTTAACTTTGCATCGTCAATCAAGGGTGATTGATATTAAAAATGTTGAATTTTAAAATTATAAGAAAATGAAAAAAGTAGAAATTATCAACGGTGTAAAAATGAATAGTATCGAAACCATCAGTCTCGATGAACTTCGAGACCAATTCCCCCAAGTGTATTATGCCCTGGAGGGACGCGGCTTCACACGTGAAGATGTTATCTTCTTCACCCAGGAGCTATCGTATCGCAACGGCAAAAGTGTCATCGAACCGACAAACTGCCTCACTCCGAAGAATAAATTGTTTCGAATCGAGAATGTATGTGGCTATTACATTCTTGAATCTATCAAGGACGCCGCCTCTGTCCGCAAATTTAAAGAGGTGGCGAAATATACCCGCAAAGCGCGCCGTGCCGCTCGCCTCAAGATGGAGCGTCTCATGAAAAAGGCGAGACTCCAAGGAGTTGACACACTACCTATAGAGTTAGGTAATGAAAAGTATAATACCGCAGCCTAAAAAATTATCAATCAATATATTATTAACAATCCCAAAAACACAAGACACAATGAATAAGTATCACGAAATCCTTCGCAACATCCTCACCAACGGCAAACATCAAGAAAATAAGAAGGGTGGCATCACATACCTCCTTGACCAACGTATGTCTCTAACACCGGCCGACCTCCTTGAAATCTTTGAGGATCATGGCATCGCCAGAAAGAAACTAAAGGCCGAACTGAACCTCTACATGAAGGGGGAAACAGACCTCTCACGTTACCGTGAGGAAGGTATAAACTGGTGGGATTATTGTGGCCAGCAGCTCATCAACAGCTACCCCACATATTTCAAAAAGCTCCCGGAACTTGTGGCTCGTATCAACCGTGAAAAGAGAAATAGCAAGAACTACATGCTCTTTCTCGGTGAGACTGAGGCTGAAACCAATCAAGCTCCATGCCTGAGCTTGATACAATTCCAAATTGAGGATGGTCAGCTCGTTGTATCGGCATATCAACGTAGCAGTGATGCCAATCTTGGATTGCCATCCGACCTGTACCAAATCTATCTTATCTCAAGGATGATAGATCTTCCATTGAAGTCGCTCACCCTCAATCTGGCAAATGTCCACATCTATGACTCCAATTTGGAATCAACCCACAACCTACTGTCGGGTGGTCAGAATATTAAATTCTTGCTTAATACGGGTGTAAACAACTCAGACATCCCTAATAGAGCGTAATCGACATCCTGAAATCGTATTAGTAGGCGCCACTAATACGAGATATGGGATAAGAATAAAAAACAGTTATAATTATGGCAACAGAAACAAAACGAGGTAGCTTCATCTTTTATCGTAGCTTCTTGGAGGCTATACAGATGCTCGAAGCCGAGGATGCCAAAACATTTACTTTGGCATTGGGTAACTATGCCCTTGATATGGTAGAGCCCGAACTTTGTGGGGTTCTGAAATTACTATGGACTACTGTTAAACCTCAGCTCGAAGCAAATAACAAGCGATATGAGAATGGTAAAAAGGGTGGAGCTCCAAAAGGCAGTCACAACAATCCTAATGGGCGCCGAGGTAAAACAGCTAATACACAGGATGCATCTGTTCAAGCCGAGCTAAATTCTACCATAGAACCGATCTACATGCCTACAATTGAAAATGTTAGGCAATTCTTTGCGGTGAACCAATGCCCGACCAAAGCAGATGAATCTTTCAATTATTACCAAAGTACGGGCTGGAAATCGCATAACACACCCATAGTAAATTGGGAGGCTTTGGCTCAAACTTGGGTGAATCGTGAGCGTGCGAAGAACCCCAATTTAGGCAATCCGGAATTAGGTGTTGGAGAATACAGAGATTCTCATGGTCGCCGTACATATGAAAATAGTGGAATCATTGTTCCGGAATCAGCCACTCCTCGCCCGGGAAAAGAATATTGGTGGAATCAAGTATCTAACCAATGGGATAAAGCAGCATAAGTAAAACATATAATACATTAAGAAAATGAAGAACTATCAAGATTTTGGGATTGAGATTCCGTATGGTCGCACGAATGGTCAGATTAAGACCTTATGCCCTCACTGCCATGAGCAGCGACGCAACAAACGCGACAAAAGCTTATCTGTAAACCTTGACAAAGGTGTGTGGAATTGCCATTACTGTGGATGGAAAGGTACTATTCATGTCGGGGAAAGAGCAACTGCACCAATCAAGAGGACGTATCGTCGCCCAACTCAGCGCCCTATGACTGGTCTGTCTGCCAAGGCTATCAACTGGTTTAAAAGTAGAGGTATATCCGAACGTACCCTTCTGAAAATGAAAATCAGCGAGGGCGAGCACTTCATGCCACAGGTAGGCACTAAGATGAATACTGTTCAATTTAATTTTTTCCTCAAAGGGGAACTTATTAATGTAAAATATCGCACCGGCAATAAGGACTTCACTCTGGAAACCGGGGCTGAATTGATCCCTTACAACATTGACTCTATCACCGGAACAAGCGAATGCATTATCACCGAGGGCGAAATGGACTGCCTTTCATTCGTAGAAATTGGTCACGACAACTGCATCAGTGTCCCTAATGGTGCCAGCAAGAATCTGTCATATCTGGATGACTTTATTGACGGCTGGTTTGAGGATAAACAAACTATCTATATCGCAGTCGATACAGATTCTAAAGGTCTTATTCTCCGAGATGAGTTGGTGCGCAGATTCGGAGCCGAAAGATGCCGTATTGTTACTTATGGAGATGATTGTAAGGACGCAAACGAACTCCTTATGAAATATGGTAGAGAACAGCTCGAACTCAGCCTTAAAAATGCTGCTGAGATAAAGGCTGAAGGCGTGTTTACTGTTTCTGATTTTGAGGATAGCCTCAATTCACTATTCCAACGAGGCTTGTCAAAGGGCGCAACAATTGGTCTCCCTAATTTTGATGCACTATGTAGTTTCGAAACGAAACGATTGGCAATTATAACAGGTATCCCGGGTAGTGGCAAAAGTGAGTTCCTTGACGAAGTTGCCGAACGTCTGAACAAAAGATATGAATGGAGATTCGCATTCTTCAGCCCGGAAAATGCACCACTGGAATATCATGCCAGTAAACTAATCGAGAAAATAACCGGCAAGCATTTTGATCCGGTAAATCTGTCGGAAACAGAATTCCGTCAGGCGAAGGATTATATGCAGGATAATTTCTTCTTTATCAGCCCTAAAGATGATTTTTGCGTTGACTCTATCCTGGAAAAAGCGAAGTATCTTGTTCGTAGATACGGAATAAAGGCTCTCGTAATTGACCCGTATAATCGGTTGGATATCGCATACACCAATAATAAGGAAACCGATGTTGTCAGAGATATTCTTCGTAAGCTGACATGCTTTGCCCAGCAGAATGATGTATTGGTATTTCTTATGGCACATCCGACTAAGCAGCAACGCAACAAGGATGGTATCGTAGAAGCGCCTACGCTCTATGATATTGCCGGTTCTGCCCATTTCTTCAATATGGCTGACTATGGTATTGTTATCCACCGAAATAGACTTCATAGCAATGTGGAAGTAAAGGTATGTAAAGTCAGATTCAAACACCTTGGATCTGTTGGTACCGCATATATGAAGTATAATGAAACAAATGGCCGCTATACCCAGTATGTGGAAGGAGAAACACCGATATGGGACAACTCGAATCACCTTCCGGCGCCGGTTTCAATTATTGGAACTACAAAGAGAGCTGATGATGTTCATCCCATCCATAAGATGAACAACGCCTGCTTATTCAATGAAAATGAAATCAAACCATTAATACCACAACATTATGATCTTTAAATCCATACAACACTTACAGTCAAAATCGCTGGAATTGTATCAATTCCTGAGGGAGCATGGATTGTTTGACTACAATCACTTGTTCTTCGTCAGTTCTGAGACATGGTACGATGAATATCGTAACGTCGCTTCAGTGTGCTTCTTGAATTCAAGTGGTTCTATGTTCGGAATTGTCTTTAAGAATGATACCTTAACACTGGAACGGGTTGATAATGAACAATTCATAAATGAATGTATCAACCTTGCGACCATGGCTGTCAGATCTAATCAAAAAGATTTGCAGCCCGTGTTAGACAAAATCATTTGTAATCGGAGCCCGAACGAAAGAAAAACAGCGCTCTTCTAATTCATCAACGCCTTGCATTTCCGTAAGGTGTTGACGGCTGTGCCGGTTATCTTATTAACATTTCTAAGACTGATGCCCTTTTTTAGTAGTCGGAATTCTTCGGCGTATTCCGTGAGAAAAAGGTCATCGGTCTTTCTATATCCTAATTTACGACCAACCTTGCCACCTTCCCGACGGAAATTCTCGTAGCCACTCTCCATACGTTCATATATTGTGCGACGTTCCATCCGAGCAATTTCAGCAAGTATCGTTACCATAAACTGACTCATAGCATTTATCTTGCCTTCCGAGTTAAGAGTCTCGATGGAGTAGTTCTGGATGAACAACGACACCTTGATTTCATTAAGGATATTAATAGTTTCCAGAACCTGTAATGTGTCACGTCCCAAACGGCTCAACTCAGTCACTAAAACCTTGTCAACCTTATTGTTCTTCACGTAGTCAATCATGGCATTCAGCTCCTTACGGTTATGCACGGGAGCGGCACCACTGACTTTCTCGCAAAATATTTTGACAATATTCCAGCCATTGAAACTAGCCAGGTTCGTCAAGTCATTGACCTGACGATGATACTCTTGTATCTGTGTTGATACACGACAGAAAATCACTACATCCATAACTATCTGTATTTTATAGCGAATATAATAGTTTTTCGCCATCCAATCCTCTCTACACCACATATTTGGCATTAATTAGCAATAAAATCCTGAGATGAAGTTCACCCCAGGATTCGGTCACATGAAAGCTTTGTATTTGCTCTTGTTGAGAAATTCAATGATATCGCTACCTTGATACCAATACTTATCGCCTTGACGGTAGTATGTCAGGAAGCCGTTATCCCGATATTTCTTTATTAATCGTTCATCTACTCCGAGTATCAAACGGATCTCCTTATTGTTGTAAAGCTGGTCTCTTTTTATGGAGAGCTTTGACCCGGCAAGGCCCAACTTTAAATCATTCAATTCTTTTCGGAGCTCTTTAATCTCAAACATCAGGCTTGCAAGCAAGTCTGTATCCACTTCAACCTACGTAAATTCGTCCATATTTAAATCAAATCTTACTTTTACTATTATATACAGCGATCCTTCACCTGACTTCGTCATTGCGTCACCCTAAACGCCCAAATAGTCAAACAAGGACTGAAGCGACTGCTGTTCGGGGGTCAACATCATGGTTTTTGTCATGATTTTATCGTTTAGCGGTAGTCGCAACTTTATAGTTGTAATGGTTTTGGCAATTTTGAGTACTTTGTCAACGCTCATTTTAAGTCCGAGGACACTTATAATACGTTCAAGTTCCTTGTACACTTTGAAGGCTACAAAG